TGATACTCTGACGGAAATTCTTTAGTTGTCTTACCCATGATATTTTTACCACGTACAAAAGCCTCTCCTGTATTAGCAACTATCAATTTAGGCTTGCCTTGGTCTTTATGCCCCAACATAACATGACCATGCTCAACTAACCACGCATGAGGTGCAGTATTTTTAACACGCACTTGCCATTCATCATGTCCGTACTTATACGCTCTATCACGTTTCAAACCTTTAATGAGGTTCTTTGTGCCTTGCGTAGTACCTTTTTTATAGTTTTCTTTTGCCTTGGATTTGAATTTATTTCCTGCACGTTGAAGGAAGTTCTTCGTATCCTTGGGAAATTTCTTATTTGCTAAATCCATGAGTTCTTTCGAAAACTCACTAAGTCCTTCCGTCTTAATATCAATACTCATCAGATAACCACCTCTGTGAATATCTCTAACCGCTCTTTATTAAGATACGGATCCATAACATACAAAATGTCATATCGTTGCCCATCAATGATTAACCACATATCTGGAGTTATATCATCTCTGTATCTGCATACGATTTTATGAGTGGTTCTTGCTAGTGTGGTATCGGCTACTCTACCGCTCAATAGTGTGCCTGTCTGCGGTATTACACCGCAATATAAATTACCTATTACAGTATCTACAATAGGAAACTGCCCTAGTTCATTCATCTCTGTGGCTTTTCTATTAGCATGTATTTCTGCCTCATGTTGCAGTAGTGTGCTTAGTCTACCCTTGCGATACATGTTGATACCCCTCCATTAAATTCATAGAGTACTTATCTAATATGGCTTGTGTTGTAGGGTTCACTATTGCGTTCTCTACTGCAGTATATGTGCGGTTATCGTAGAATTCACCGCACAATGCTAATACCGCTAGTGCCATATCATCATACTCATCTAAATCTTTAGGCTCTAACCCTGTATAGGTAGCACAATATGTAATTGCTGCAGGTAGTACTAAGTCAAGAATTGGAGTTGTAAGCGTTGTGATTTCAACACGGATATAGTTAGCTACTATTTCTTTTGTTAATTCACTAACTTTCATCCTCTACACCTCTTCTTCTGTCTTTTTACTGTCTTTTACTGTCTTTTTACTGTCTTTTATGACTGTAATATAGCCAGCGTTCAATAAGTCATTGGCAATTTCTTCGTCATTAATCTCAATGATTTGATTTAGAGAGGCGGTAACCGCCCCACTAAAACTTACTAATGCCTTATATTTCATAGGAATTTACCTCCTATTAAGCCATTTTCAATACTGCAATGCGTTGTTGATCTAGGATTTTGCCATCCATTTCAATGTATCCAGCAACACCAACTGCATATTGAGTATAGAATCTTTCAGTTAATGTTTGAATTTCAGCATTTTCACCACAAATTTTTGTAGCATAACCTTTAAGGTCTGCAAATACAGCTACTTTATTGCCTGTTGCAATCTTAGGCATATTGTCAGATTCATATACAGGACAGCCTAACAATGTATAGCCGAATCCATTTGTTAAATCTTTATTCAAGATATAATTTCCTTCTGTATCTTTCAATTTTGCACATGCTTTGAAAGTATCTGGATTCATAATGAATACACCATTACCACGATACGTTTGAGGTACTGCAAATTGTAAATCAATCAAATCATCTGCAGTAATAGCGGATGCTGCGCTAGCCGTTACTGCCTTTGTAGCATTCAAAAGACCTTCGATTTTAGATGTGCCATTAAGCATTTCGTTTTCTAAGAATTCAACAATAGATTCTGCTACTTTAGTTACAACATAATTTACAATATCAAAGCCTGTATTATTGATTAAAGATTTAGAAACTTTAGTTAATACACCTACTACATTACCTTTCAATGTAACTTGTTTAAATTTACCGCTTGTGGATTCAAGTTCTTGGAATTCACTAACGTATGCACAAGTAGTTTTAGATGTAGATTCATCTTCAACTGCAAAAATCAAATCACCTTTTACATCGTAGAAATCAGAATTTTGAATGATTGGTGCGATGTTTTTTACTGTGGAAATGATACGGCTTGCGATTGTAGAAGGAATGACTACACCGTTATCACCTTTAGAAAGGTTTACATCGGAACGTGTTTCTACATCAGAGAAAGATGTTTCACCTGTACGCAAAAAATTAGCAAATGCACGTTCTTCTGCTTGTGCAGTTGCTTTTGCATCAACCGCATCAGCTGGTTCATCATCAGAACCTACGGACATCAATTTGCGTTCTTCTTGTGCAAGTTTCAATGTTTTATCGATGTCGGCTACTTCTTTTTGTAGACCTTCGAATTTTGTTGTTTCTTCTTCATTAAGGGCACGTGTTTCTTCATCTGCCACTTTTACAAGGTTGTTCATTTCTTCAACCAAAGAATTGCGTTTTTCAATAAGTTTTTTAAAGTTCATGCTATCCTCTTTTCGTTAAAAAAGCACCCACATATGGTGGATGCTATGCATTAAGTTTAGTTAAAATGTCATGATATTTTTGATTGTTAGGCTTTTCTTCTTCCTCTGCCTTTCGTTCTTCAATATCATATTCTAATACGCCTGTTGCGGTTTCATTGGATCTACATTCTAGTAAATCTTCCCCCTCATCAGCACGCATACTAATTGATGTTGCAATATATGCTGGTGTAATGCTTAAAATACTTACTTCGCTTACATCAATAGCTTTCAATGTGCGAATTTCAGGCATATTTTCCTGTTTATCCCAGCTATCTTCTAGTTTTCTAAAACCAAAAGACCAGCCTTTTAGCTTTCTTTCTTCCGCTAATTTGACTACTTCCGCATCAGATACAGTTGCTTTTGCGTACAATCCAATGTTATCTTCACGCAATTCTAGCGAACCATCTTGTTGATCACCTAGTTTACGGCGGTGATTAAACCGCAATTCTACATTATCATTGCGTTGAAGTGCCGAATTAAACGCTCCAGTAGCTACTTTTTCAAGGAATTGACCTCTTACATCACGAATTGGTTTACTCAATCGTTCTGTAACATTCACATACCCCTCAATTGTTGCTGCACCATTACGTACCTCAATCTTCACTATTCTCACCCCCTTTCTCTGCTTTTGCATGTGTTAAATCACCCAATACACCAGTATTTGGTGTATAAACCTGTTTAGTTTCTGGGTAATAGAATACATTTGCCAAGTTCATACTTACAAAATCAATACCCATTGGCGATAAATCTTCACGTTGACGGATTTCATCAATGTTAATCCAGTTACTATCCAATGCAGTCTTATAAGCATTAAAGCGTGTGAGCATATCAGCTTTAAGCAAATCATTCATATCAAGGCTAAAATACAAATTGCCTTTCTCTGTTTCTAGCAACATTGCCCTATTAATAGCTTGAATAAAGCAATTTACGATTGGCATAATTGTAGTTTTAACAAAAATATTAAATGCTTTCTCATCTGTAAATGTTTTGTCTGTAAACCCAAACAATTTATAAATTAAGTCTGCATTTGTTTGTTTACTTTCATTCAGCTGATTTTCTACGGCTGTACTATCTGCACTTTCAAAGGTAATACCCTTGTTGAGTACGATTACATCACTCTGCCCTAGCTTAGATGTCATATATCGCCATGCTTTTTTGAGTGCCTCTAAGGCTTTTACAGTCAGACGGCCCTCAGATTTTAGGAATCCTTTGCGTACACCCTTGCTAATTACTCCATTCTCATAGACTAATGCATTGTACATACTAGATATATGCATTGCGTTATCGTCCAATAAGCCACGGCCACGCACACCATCTTTAGAGTTTCGTACCGCACGCATGATATTGAAGTTATCATAGTAGTATCCATCGACTAAGTAATACACTACTCTGTCAATTAGCTTGCCATTATCTAGTACGCTAACCCTATTTTTAGGTAGATACTGTAATGATTCCGCATCATTTCCATTCTTTCCTATGTAACAATAGCAAGAACCCTCTAGGATTAGATCATTAATCATGGCTTGTTTCGTTTCAAACGCACCTAGTATTGAATTCGTTTCAACGTTCAATAGCTTTGTACGTTCATCATCCATGATTTCTGTTATGGTATTTCCATCTCGTTTATATAAGCGAATTGGAATACCAGCAATAATTCCAGATATAAGAAACAATGCACTTGCTACAGCTGGCACTGATAACGCCTGTTGCCGTGTAACTGTTGTAGTTGCATCGTAGCTAGGAAGTGTTAAGTCCACCTCATCTGCAGTATCAATGAATGCATTTTCATCGGCTCGTGTTTCTGTTCCAAACAGATTTTTAACCCAACTCAATAAGTTTCACCTCCTTTCTATATCTGTACTACCCAATCAAGGGCACTATTTAACATGTAATTTTGATGTAATAGGTACATCGCATTGATGCCAGCTACTACCATATCTACCTTGCCTCGTGATTTTTTCTTATTCACATAGCGGTTCATATTGGTATCGTATACACATCGTGAGTTTTCAAAGTTAATTTCTAGTAATTTGTTCCCTTTTTCGTATACAAGATTGCCGTCTGCTATCAATTCTGCAAGCCATTTAGTTGCTGGATGTAACACACTAGAATGTTGTTTAATTTCAACCATGGTATACCCTGCATCTTCTAACTTTTGAGCAGTTGATAAGGCATTCCACCTATCATATCCAATACCCATCACAGTAACCCCAAATTTAGTTTCAATTGCCATAATAAAGCGTTCAATAGCACCATAATCTACAGTACGATTGCCACACGCAATACAATAGCAAGCATTAATAAAATCACGATACGGAATGCGTTCTAGTTTTGATTTTTCATCCACTCTATCTTCTGGAATAAATGCCCTTGAATCAAGATATACTTTACCTTCATCTTCGTCATAGGCCACCATAGATACAGCACAGTTATCTGTAGATAAGGCTAAGTCAACACCAAGGAATACTTCACGGTCATTCCAGTCGATATGATCAACTGCACCTTTTTGTAAATCAGCAACGTTTACAAAACTTTCACTACCAGCACCGCTATATATGATATTGCAGTGTTTTGTAATAAAGTTTTCACGCTTGCTTTCAATCTCAATAGCCACTTGCCGTTTAGCTTTCAAATCTTCCATGATTTCTGTTACTTCAATGGCTAATGGATTGCTTTGTTCTAGTACTTCATCATTCGTTGCCCATCCTTTTGTATCATCTGGCTCATATAATAAGGCGAACACCTTATCATCATCTACTGCACCATTCAATACACGCTTTGCATAGTCCACTTCATCTTCAAATGGATTGTTTAGCGTAGGATATTTAGTTGAAATGATAAAACCTAGCTTATTGAGTATCGTCAATTGCCCTGACCTCATAGCCTCAATAGCGTATGTATTAGGCAATGCACCTGTTTCATCTACTAGAAATACACTAGGCAACTTACCATCTAACCGCCCTGTTGAGTAGTTAAGAGGTATGTATCTGTTCTCTGTAATGTTGCAATGGATATAATCACGCAACATTTTGAACTTTTCCTTGCCGTTCATCTTGCCAAGCATAGCAGGACTACTACGCAATATTTCTTCAATAGCCGTTTTGATTTCACGTGATAATGAACCATCTGGAGCGACTGAATAGAACTTAGAAAACTTAGGTTCAATAAAGAAAAGCAAAATAAAAAGAACCGCAATCAAAAATGTTTTGCCGTTCTTTCTACAAATTTCCAATATTGCATTTTCATATCGTCTTTTATCTGGATTATCACGCTCAACTGTACACATAATCGCAATAATAAATAGCCACTGAAAGCCAGCCATGGCATCATACACTGTTGTATTTGCCTTTAATCCTTTAGGCATAATCAATAATTTCAGCAATTCGCCAATGGTTCGCACCTTGTTTTCATCTATTTTGTAGCGACTATCCTTGTTATTTGCGATTGACAGGAACTCTTTTACCTGTAATTTTACAAATTTTGGAGCGTTTATCTTACCTTCTGCTACTGCCATTGCGTACTTGTAAGCAGGATGTTTCTTATCCAGTCATCCCACCCCCTTGCAGCACGTTTAGTAAAGGATCTGTTTCTTCTTCCTTTTGATTAGCAACTAATACACCTAGTTTCGCACGTGATTGAGGTGATAGGCATAATTCATCGCACAATTTCAAATATGTACGCACCAACTTTTCTTGTGTGCCTACAAATTCTCTATCAATAGCAAGGCTTGGTTTCCTTGCTACTTTTTTATTTGATGTGTTCAGCATATCCACTGCTACACACGCTTGAATAATTGTTTGTGTATCCAAACGGCTTAACACTTTGGCTTGTCTTAATGCATCAACAATAAAATTGAAAGCCTCTAACTGTGTCTTAGTTAAATAGCTTGGTGGCTCAATCACCGCATCATCTGTAAATGCATTTTCAACTGCCATACGTTTTTCTTTTTCTGCTTTTGTTAGATGTTTCTTTGTAGTCCTTGCTGATACTGCTTTTCTCATATGTCTACCTCCTTTCCTCTGTGCTATGACTTTATAGAATACTTGCTATATAAATAAATATATATTCACGCACGCATGTCCCATTAGGGAAAATTGTGTAAATTGTGGTGAGCAGTACGGTCTGCCGATTTTTTTCAAAATTACTTCTTGATAGTAGGGGGGGTACTAATTATTTTCTTGAGATACTCCGCCTTGTATTCTCCGTGGTCAGCTTTATAATGATGTGCCTTGCATAATGTAATAAGGTTACTATGTGTAGTCCTCTTTCTCCATGCACTGTGCAATGGTTCAATATGATGCACGTCCAATCGTTCGCCTACACTAATATAGTTATCCTCATGCAAGCACAATCTACATAGATGCTTATCACGATCTAATACTTCTGCTCTACAGTCTTGCCACTCACTACTACTTCTGAACTTACGTTCTTTTATTCTGCTCGCTGATGCATTGCTATGTTCCTGTTTGTAGTTTCTCTTTGGTTTGTTTGGACATTCTCCTTCGTGTATTCGTCCGCAATAACTACATGCTTTTAACATTGCATCACCTCTACTTTAATATAGCGTTACTATTACGCTTTAACTTCCCATGAGTTCTTTTGCATAATCCACAATGTGTTTTTCTTGCGCCATTCTGTGTGATATAGCTTTGACATATGCCCTCATATTCGATTGTGTCTGCAGTACAGATTCCATATTTATTATTTAAACATCTCTTCCTATTACAACATATCCTAGTCATACATCATATCCCATTGCTCTACGATTAATTGCATACGCTTCATCATATGTTATTCCCTCACGTTCAGCTACTATCTTTAAACAATCTTCCTTTGTCGGATATTGTCCACTATGAGTATTTATATGGCATTGTGTACATAGTTGTATTAGATTCTCTCTAATATCTCCACCACCACTACCACGTGTATTTATATGATGTGGTTCAAT